GTGAAGAAAACACTAGACTATGGAATACAGGCGTTGAATCTGATAAAGAGATAGCAAGAAAAAGAAAAAGAAAATTATCTTACTACTCTAATATATTAGTTGTCAGCGACCCAGCTCATCCAGAAAACGAAGGCAAAGTATTCATATTTAAATATGGTAAAAAGATATTTGATAAGATTACAGAAGCTATGCAACCAGCATTTGAAGATGAACAACCAATTAATCCATTTGATTTTTGGAAAGGTGCAAACTTTAAATTAAAAATACGCAAAGTAGATGGTTATTGGAACTATGACAAATCTGAATTTGAGCCTGTAAAGGCAATTGCTGAAAATGATGAAAAGATTAAAGCAATATGGTCGCAACAGTATGCTCTAACACCTTTCTTAGCCCCTAGTAATTTTAAAACCTATGACGAACTCAAGGAGAAACTGAATAGGGTAATTACGGGACAAAGAAGTGCTGGCACTGTTGAGAACGCTGAACTCCCTCCAGCAAAATCTAACGGTTCAGTAAAAAGTAAAAGTAAAAATACTCTATCCTCTATTGATGATGACGATACGTTGTCTTACTTTAGTAAACTAGCGGATGATGAGTAGAATCTCTCTCTACTAATACTGAAATGGTGGCCAGTAATGGCCACCTTTTTAAACAGGTACAGTATTTAAATTAATAAAAGAACGATCTTGATTTATAGGCACCATTGATACACTTTGAGTTGTATTATTATTGTTTATCACATTTTGCGAGCTAGGTGCATTTGTTATTATTGTTGAAGGTTTACTCTCCTCTCCTATAGCAAAATCTGTGCTCATTTTATTTAAATTAATAGGTGCATTTATATTTGTTCTTCTAAAAGTTTGAGGATAATCTGTGTATTCTCTTGCTCCTGCTTCTGCTTCTCCAACTTCACCTGTGCTCATAGGTAATATTTTTGGTACACTATTTGACCCTATATTTGCTGCTTTGTTACTAGAAGAAGCAGTAGGTAAAAATTTATCGGCTCTAGCTTGAGCTTCAGCACCAGTAGGCCCCACAGCTTGATAATTAGGATCAAAAGCATCATTTGGATTATCAGTTTCTTTATAATTCTCCATACTTGCTTGTTTTTGAGCTTGATCTTGTGAATTGGATTTTCCCGTTAAAAAACTAAATAATTTCACTAATCCATAAATAATTAAACCTATTGCAGCAGCTATTGCTATTGTTTTAGCATTTGCTATTAAAAAACTAAATGCAGCTGCAACTGCAGATGTAGCTGCTCTTGTTATAGCTCCTACTAAACTACCTATACTTTTACCTAATGAAGTAAATGCTTTACCAATAGTTTTAAATATACCATTACCTGACACAAAACTAGATAAACTTTTACCAAATTCACTCAATGGTTTAAAAACATTTTTTAATTCAGAACCAAAAGCTTTTATTTGGCCAATCATAGCACCATAAGTTTCAGCAATAGGACCTCTCGTGCTCTCTTGAGGTTTAATATTTAATTTATCTTTTTGATTTAATATTTTTTTTTCTTGTTCTTGATAATCTTTTCTAGCTTTATTTAATTTATCGTTATCTACTACTTCTTTAAGTCTTTCTTCTTTTTCTAAAATTTTATAATCATATTTCATTTGTTGAAGTTTTTTTTCATCTTCACGTAATATTTTTAATTCTTTTTTTTCATCTCTAATTGATAAAACTTGTAATTTTTTAGTTTGTTCATCGTAATATGTGTTAATACCTTTTTCTCTTAATATATCTCTTTCCTCAATTAATTTGATTTTTTCATCTTTAGCAAGTTGTTCTTGTTTCCTATCACTTTCTTTTTTAAATTCTCTAAGTGATATTAATTCTTTTAATTTTTTATTCATTTCACCAGCTACAATTTCAAAATCATCTTTAAAAACTTTTCTTAAATCTTCAATTCTTTGTAATGCAGAATCCTGTTCTATTTCATTCGATGATGATAATAATTTTAACACTCTTTCCATTTCAGATTTTATTGGTAAAAAAGTACCATAAACTGCTTTTTTAATATTTTGAATTTCAACTAATAATGATTGATCAATTGTTTCTAATAATTTTTTTGCAGCTTCAGTAGATAAAGGTTCACCTTTTTCTTCTGACATTTTTTTAAGTGATAACAATGGAGGTAATTTTTTTTCTATATCAGATACTTCTTTTTCCACATCTTTTAAATTTTTATCAATTTTTTTAACGAAATCTGCACCTAATGCTAATTTATCTGAATCGTCTATAAAATCTACCATTTATTAACCTATTTGATCGTCTATTTTAAATTTAGATTGTGTTTTTGTGTGTATTGTTTGTGCTATAATTTTTTTATCTTCAATTTTTTCTTGTGATCTGCCATAAGAGGTAATACCTAGCACAGCGCCCATAGCAATATGAAAAAAACCAGCACCAGATAATGTAATTGGATTCCATTGTCTAAATGCTTCACCTGCAACTGGTATTTGCCAAAATTGCACAATTGTAAACATTATTGGAAATATAATAAAATCACATATGCAAACGGCCAGATATAACCAACCCATAGCAGGTCGCCAGTTAGTTTTCCAAGGTGATTCTTTGCCATTTTCTATGCTCATTTACTGTCTCTTTTTTTTCTTTCTGTTTCTTCTTTAATGTAATTCACTAATAATGAAATATAAACATCTCTTTCCCATGGTATCATATTTTCAATTTCAGTTAATGAATATTTATGATGTTGTATTAATGCAAAATTAGTTTCAAAATATGCCTCTAGCGTGTTGTGGGCGAGGCTAATCCGAAAAAATCTGCTATTCCTGATAATGTAACTTTACTTATTTTACCTGTATTAGGATTAGTTATTTCAATTTCATGCCTTAATTTAGGCATTGTATCAAAAAACACTCTAATATTATTAAATGCTTCTTGTGGTAAACTTTCAACAAACTCTTTTAATTCTGTTTTAGACACATCCTTTGCAGGATAAATTTTATCACCTTCAAATATATGATCAATACAATCAATTAAAATTGTAAATACTTGTTCAATTTCAATATTTTTAATACCTTTGCCCACATCATAATTTTTTAATGTAGGGTACTTTAATACTACACCTAAATTTCTCTGTGGTTCGATAATAATTTTATTTGTGTGATTATCGTCAACCTGCACTTCAACTTTTGTTAAATCAACTTCTGTTTCAACATAAGTTTTTCCGTCATCAGGACAAATTGTTCTGAATTTGGTTATTTCTGACACAGATTTAGCTCTTATTTGTAAAAATATATATTCAACATCAAAAATAGGTAATTGTTCAACTTTCAATACATTAAAAGTACACGCTTTAACCACTTCTTTTAATGCATTAATCATTTCATTATTTTCACCTGTTTCTAATGCAATATATAATATCTTTTCCTCTTTAACAAGAAAAGGTCTAAACTTTATTTTTTTATCTTCTGATGGTAGTGTCAATTCATATATTGGCACATCAACTTTTGGCAAAGCCATAATTATCTCCTTTTTTTATAAATTAATTGGCGGTAAACCACCAAATGGAGGAAATGCTCGACCACCTGTAATACCACCAATTGGTATACGTCTTTTTAGCCCCTCTAATACATCAACACCAGCACGTCTTAATTCTGGTGGTAATCTATTTAGTAAGCCACCAAAAGCTCCAAGACCACTTTTAACATCAACTGATCTAAAGTTTGGTGAACCTAATTCTATATTGCCTGATCTTTCTAAGAAGTAATTTACCCAATATCTAAAAGTAAATGTAACTTGAAAAGTTTGTACGGCGTTATTATCATATGAATATTCCACAGGACCTATTACTTTAGGAAAACATTCAAATAGTTTTATAGCATACGTAACGTCATCTCTTTCATTACGACTAGCAAATTGACCTAATTGAAATATATTAACGTCTGATACGTAATTATCATAAAAATTATAATTATGTGATTTTAAACTAAAAACAGAAGATTGCCAAGTTTCAAAATATGATCTTTCTCTTAAAAATTTATCACAATAAAATGTTGCAACTACGTCAGCAGATTTATAATCAAATGCTAATTTATAAGCAGGGCCATGATGACGAATTTCTTTAACTTCAATTGTTCTATCGGGCATATTAATAGCATTACAAAAAGCTCTAACTCTACGGCCATTTGCTCCATGTATTGAGTATAATTCTTGTTGTATAGGAAAAGTTTCCATGTGCTCTTGTGATGACGTTGATAAATTTACATTTCCTATCACAATTTTAGGACTTTCTTGTCTAGCCTGTCCTGTGATGGTTGGAGAAAGTTTAGCGGGACTATCCTCGCCTCTTGGTAAATTAAATTCTACATAAAATCTTGCTTTACGAGCAAATCCTTCCGCCTCGTTTACATATGCTTGTATACGACCCATAGTCGTTTCAGGATTACCTCCTGCTTTTTGTCTAAAACGTGGGTCGCTTTCTACATTATTTAATGAGCGATCACGAGGTAAACCTACTCTTACATCAAAACCGCCTATACGAACGCCGCCTCTTAATATTGCCATTAGATATAACTCCTTGAAGCTGCGTAAACACTAGCAGCAGACCTTTTTTGAAATTGCTGAACTGGTAAATATACAGCAATAGCGGCCT